GTCCTGAAGCACCAATATATCTAAATACATCGTTGTATTTGTCATATACGTATAATGCTGAGCTGTCGCAAGACGCGTAAGAAGTAGATGTTAATCCATCTGCAAATGCTTTAACAGCAGCGACAGGGTTTGCCTCTCCTACTGTGTCTGCAATCGGAGGAGATACAAAAGCCATACAATCTTTTCTTGCTGTTGCAATAGAGATTAAGTCTTCTGCTATTAGTTCTGCTCCATTTACATCTGGGTGTGCAAACAATAGGTTAACATCAACAGTTTCTGCATCTTCGAATAGGTCGAATCCGTTTGCAATAACTCCAGCAGTAACGTTTCCGGTACCTTCTGCGTTATCATCAACACCTCCACCTAGAGATGCTTCCATTGCTGCGTTGTGTGTTGTAAATGATCCTCCAGGGACGCTGGAAATTGCATTTCCTGCTTCTGCTAAGTTAGAGTTATGATCAGTCCACCAAATATACTTAGAGTTTTTATTAATAACCTCTTTGTAGTAATTAGTAGTTCCATCGCTCTTTTTAGCATCTGAACCCTGAGAAACAAATGCGAAAGTTTCTAGGACTGTACCTGCTGTACCTGTCCATAAACCATCTTGGTCAATAACTGCTACGTGTAATTCGTCGTTTGCGCCCGATTTACCAATTGACACTGCATAATCTGAAGTTCCTGGTGCAGAATCGAAAGATCCTGAATAAGCCCAGCCTGAAAAGCTTGCTATACCTTGTGATATAACAGAAACTTGTAAGCTGTTTCCTAGAACTCCTGGATATTTTGCAGTCCAGTCCCCTACTGAAAGGGAACCACCAGCATAGTTATTATCATAATCATCGTCGTTCTTAATAAGTTGTCCAGTAGAACCATCAGAAGTAGCGTTTTTAGCGTCACCTCCAACTACTCTAACAACTTTCAGCGCGTTGCCATACTTTAAGAATGCCGCGGCTGTAAGAAAATGTTTAGCGGTATTGTCATCCGGCGTACCAAATTTTTCAGCCAATTCTTGTTCAGAACTGATTGTACAAATTTCGAGCACTGGACCCCAATTAAATGCTCCAACTGTTCCTCCTATGGAAGTAGAAACTGCTGGAATCACGCTAGTTGCGTCGATCTCTTTTACCTCGACGCCTGGTGATACTTGAAATGCCATCGCTTTATCCTCTTTTGAGTTAGTTAATATGTATCATAATACGGTTATTTTCAATATGTTTATTTATACTAATTAGGTTTCTATGGACTAAACATCGGTTCTATCGTTCTTAGGAACCCAATCTGATAATACAAATTTCCGTTTTGGATTGATTGCTACCTTAAATATACCTAATAAATCTCTATTAACAAGCATTTCTGAAGCAGAATCACGCTCGGTTAATCCAAATGGAACGGTATATTGTTTATTATTAAATGTTACTGTTAGTTCTACCACCGGTCTTTTATCAATCGTATTTAAATGTTTTGCAAGAGATACATCTATTATATTGTTTTTAAATTTCTGGCCACGTTTTTCCCAGTGTGCTACATCACCTTCTATCTTTAATTTATCTACGTGTAGCATAGTGGCATTTGTACCATTACCAGTATCAAATTTAGCTCTTACTGGATGATCGTAACCCTGAATCATAATTCTTTCTATATAACCAGCTTCTGTTCTAAATAAAGGTCTTCTGTGTATCTCTGCTGCATAATAGTCTAAGATCATTTCGAATATTTCGTGATCCGTCTTTTTACCTAATTTTTTACCATCTGCTGGGTCATATCCCATAAATTGTGAACGTATACCAGGCGAGCCATTCATCTCTAATACATATAATTCTTTACCAACTTTACAATGATCTACCCCACAATACATAGCGCCAGAGCTCCGTGCTGCACGCCTAATCAATTCTTTTTCTTCATCCGATAAATCATATGGCTTAGTTTTAGCACCCATGTGTACATTGTTTCTAAACTCTTTATCATTGCTATCTGTTTTCATTCTTTCAGCAGCGCCAATAATATGTCCATTTACAACCAAAGATCGTACATCAGACTTAATAGGTAAGAACTCTTGTATTAATATTTGTGCATCATATTTCCACATAGATTGTGCAACAGATGTTAATGAAGCCATATCATTTACTTTAGAAACACCAACACCCTGTGTACCTGTAAGAGTTTTAATTATAACTGGAAACTTACCACCAATTTTTTCGTGTGCGTTTTCTATAGATTTAACATTGTTAATCATCGCAGTCTTTGGTGTTTGTATATCGTATCTATTTAAAGTAATAGTACTAGATAATTTGTTATCACATAGTATCATACTTTCTAAATCGTTAATTAAAAAGAAACCATAAGTTCCTAATGTAGCTACTAGTGCTTGGGATACTAATGATTGTATTGCACCAGCTCTTACAAATACGATACACTTATCTTTATGTATTGTTATCTTTTTATCTTCACCATCGTAATTGTGGAATGTAACTTCTCCAACTTCTAAATCCGTATCTGCAATATAAGCTTCTTCGACTTTAATTAAGTCATATTTTAATTTTCTTTTCTTAGCTACTTCACTTACTACACTTGAAAATGTTCCTTCTTCGTCCCCATATCCAAGCACGACCAGATGCATAGGTTTCTTTCCTAAACCTTTATCTGTATCATTTACTGCTTCTTCTATAACTTCTGCAGAATATGTAGGATCTATGTAGTCTTTAAATTTCATATTACCAGTTTATAAATTTCGTATCGTCCTCGAACCAAACGTTTCCGTCTTTGTCTTTAGTATATTTATGCTCTTCAGATTTCTCACCTAGAAATCCTACAGGAAGCATATCATCTTGTATTGCTTTTAATCTTTCTTTATATAACATATCTTTCATATCAATATTAGTTAACGACTGAAAAATATCTGTTGTTGTAAACCAAGCAAATAAAACCAGATTCATCATTAAGTCATCATGGTTCGGTGCAACAGCCATAAATGATTTACCTTTAGATACAAATGTACTCATTTCTATAATTGTGTTAGAATCTACTATGTGCAATTTCTTTTGTTCGATTAAATCTTTTATAGTAGAACATCCAATACGTTTCACTCTTCTTGTCATTGTAGCACCAATAGCGTTTGCTTTAACAGATGATTCTACAAACATATTTTCATATTCTAAATCATAATATAAACCATTACAAACTACCGAACCTTGGTCATTACTTTCTATAACAACATAAGCTTTATTATATCTATTAGCATAATTATAAATTATATCAGGTAATAACATAGGAGATATATTATTATCTCTAAAAACTGCTACTTGTTTAAAAGGTTCTACGCTTACATCTACTATTGTAAAAGTACTGTAATCTTGTCCACGCCCTTTTGCAACATCAACCGTCATAATATATTCATGGTCTTCTATAGGTTGTTCGTATATCCAAGTATTCTCTTTATATTCTATAGGATCGTTACTTACTTGAGCTAACAAATGATTAGCATCAATTAAAGTATTACCTCTTCCGTGGAATGTATTACCAAATTCTTGTTCGAATTGTAATTCAGAAGTATTAGCAATAGTTTCTTTTTGCCATTTTTTATTTCTTCCTGGTACATCCCACCAATCTATTCGAAAAGGTTTAAATTCATTTGTACCTTGTGAAGCACCTTCCCAAAGCTTATGGTATATATTACCTATTCCATTTGCTGTAGAACATATTATAATTTGTGTATCTTTACCAGCCGATACCACCGGATAAGTTGATGTATAAAATTTAGCATCATCGTCTATAAAAGCAAACTCATCTAAGAATAAAAGATTAATTGATAAACCCCTTATAGAACTTCCGGACGTTGCCGCTGCTAATATCTTAGAATTATTACTGAACTCTAATGAGCCTTTATTTAATGCCTTAGTTCCTGGCTGTAAAAAGAAAGGCAAGTTTTCCAAAGCCAATGTAATCCTTGATAACATTTCTCTGGCTACCGCGCCTTTGTTCGCAAGTATAGCTATAGTTTTTTCTGGGTGGAATACTGCATACCATAATATATAAACCACACTAGATATACTTTTACCACTTTGTCTACATGCTAATACTATACTAAATCTATTCTTCTGAAAATGTTTAAACATTTTCCTTTGGTAAGGATATAAATTAAAAGGAACTAATCCTTCATCTAAGGAAATAATCTTTACATATTTCTTAGCAAAGTATACAGGATCTTTCATACATTTCATGTACTCCCGTATTTCTTCTTTTGTAAATTCAGTTTCTACACCATCGCGTTTAACGTTGGGATTACCTAGATAACCAAATTCGTTATTCTTAATCCTTTGCATCAATAAAATCTTTATCTAATATCATCTTTTGTAGATCGGCAGTACTTCCTACAAATAAATTATTATTAGTCACCAATCGTTTCTTTTCTTCTTCCTGTTCTTCTTTGTTTAAAGCTTTTTTATTCTTTTGTAGTTCCATAAGTTTATCAGTAGTATCTGCCACATCTTTTATAGCTCTACTTAAAACTTCGAACGCACGTGGGTGTTCGCTCTCGCGGGCGAGCTCGGCGAGTACGTCGAGCGAGCGCATGCCCGTATTAATTAAATCTTTATATGTAGATCTTGCCAGTTCATAATCGTCTTTAATATCTTTCTTTTCTTTATTGGCAATAACCATATCCGACTTTTTAATTCCGGGAAGATTTTTCTCTAACGACTTTGATAGCTTTTCTTGTTTGTCCATGATATATCCATTATGATGTTAATACTATTACTACGCCACCCATTCCACGATGTATTCTACAATAGTAGAACATATTTTCTGGTGTGTTTTCTCCTACTGCAAATGTGGTAAAGTATCTTGTAAAAGTAAGTTGTTGTCCGTTTGCAATTGTTTGTGCATCTGATAAAGTTAATGTAGTACCACTAATGTTTGCTACGGTTGGGGTTCCAGTTATGCCTGTTCCACTAACTAAAGATCCAACTTTTATATCTGTATTTGCTGCAGATAAAGTTACTGATGTACTGTTATTAACTGCACCATTAATAGTGGAGTTTGTTGTTGTGGTAGAATCCGTTACCCCATCTGTGTAATTAACCCCACCAGCAGTATGCGTTCCATCTTTTGTTGTTGAAAATCCAACATTATGATTATGCGGATGCTCGAATATATAAGTGTTTCCTCTATATAAAGTTAATGTTGGTTGTTGTGATCCAAATAGGTAATACTTATTAGCAGTAAATGTTAAAACGGTATCTTTAGCAATAGTTTGTGCTGTAGTCAAAGTAATATTAGTTGGGGTATTAATAGCGGATATTTGTGGGCTTCCACTTATTCCTGTTCCACTTACGATATGACCCAGCTGTAGTGATGCGGTATTATCTAATTGAACAGATGTGGAATTAGATACTGCATTTGCAACTGTTTGCGTTACCCCTACTGCTTGAACAATAACCTCATATTGGAATGTTCCTCCACCAACTACAAATTGGTTTTCATCATAAGATACGGTAACGACCATATCCGATTGTGAAGTATCTGATGTTCTAACAGTATAATTTAATCCTTCGAAGAATTCACCTGTTTGTTTATCTTCAAAGTCAAGATTAACTTCACGTATTACATTTTGATCTACAGTTGGACCATAGAACTTCATTTTCATCTGAAAGTCCAATGTGTATATTAGTACTCTTCTTTCTTCAAAACTTCCTTCGTATTGGTCATCAATTGATACCCCAGTTAATATAACTGGAACATCTTGTTTTAAATCAAACCCAGATACTGGTTTAATTGTTAATGTGTATTCTGGTTGGAAATATGGAAGTATTTGTTCTATGATTTGTAATCCATCATCTTGGTTTTTTGCAAGAATATTTAATTGCATTCCAATATTATATGCTGTATAGTTCTGAATTGTTTTTCTTTTTGTTACATCTGATCCGTGTTTTTCTACTATCTTATTTCTTTTTTGTCCTTTTTGTATTGTATCTAATTCTAAAGATGTTATTTCAAAAGCCATACGAGGAAGCTTAATTGCCATTGGAGCATCGAACCCTGTCTCTTGATCTAATCTTGCAAGGAATTTTTGTTTCGGTCCATATGCTAAAGGTACTCGTACTTGATTAATAAGAGATCCGTCAGCCTTTTTTCTTGCAATAGATATATCATTAAACAGTGTTCCAAACACTGCTACTGATTTTCTCATTGTTGCGTGATAGAAATGGGTACCAAACATTAGAATGTCTCCGATGGATCACCAAATGGATTAGTTTCACTAAAGTCAATAAATCCATCTGCAAAGGTTTCAAAGTCTACATTCTGCGCTCCGCCATCTGTGTCGAATGTTTGTGTTGTATCTGTTAATCCATATACTTTGGTAATATAAGATGTAAATCCAGATGTTTCTCCTACTAACGGAATAGAATTAGAAGCTATAAATTCTTTTACTTTACCATCGCTATTTGTAACTTCTATATATCCAACTGAAATTTGTGATATAGTATCTGATGATTTAGTTCTATCTATTACTTCTCCTCTAACAATTATATCAGTACCAGTTGCTGTGGTTCCAACTGCTTGCTTTACATATTCACCCACTTCCATATGATTCCCACCTGTAATGGCTAAATCTAGCGTAACTGAATAAGCGCTTGCACCTGTTTTGTCGTCTATAGATTCTATACCTGTATCGAAGTCTTCGTCCGCATATTCGAATAAAGAACATTGCATTCTATAAACTGGTAAGTTAGATAATTGATAGAATGGAGAATCATCTTCCACATAAGATATTTCAAAGAAAGAGTTTGTCATTGGAAGGAATATAACATCACCTTCTTGTGGTCTTGGGTTTGTTATATCACTTGAAAATATACCAATACTTTTTTCCCATTGTCTTCTAGAGATTACGAATGTTGCTTCGTCTCTAATTTCTAAACCAAACTTAGAGAATAAATCCCCTTGGCCTTCAAAACCATCTATGTTTTCTAAATAAGCTTCTATTAAATATGCATCATCGAACTTAGATGCTGGATCTTCATTTAGTACATTATCTCTATTTACTAAAGTACGCGGAATGTAATATACATCCTGTCCAAATATTTTTAGGCTTTCTATAACCAGATCTTCGTAAAGAGTTTGTTCTGATTTAACTGCCTGAGAAAAGAAAACTGATCTTGGCATGATTTATCCTGTATAAAAGTCGACTGGCTGCTCCCAATTTAATCGAGCTTCTTCAGTTAATTGTTCAAGTTCTACTATAGCATCATCATAGAGTTGTCGCCCGTTAAATGTAACTCCGCCTGGCATTTGCATTCCTTCGAATTTTAACAGGTTTTGTCCCCATTGCCTTTTAATTAATGCTGTTGCATATTTTTTTAAAAAGTAATCGTTATAAACATCTGTATATGTATCTGGATCTAAAATCCTATAACATTCTACAACTAAAAAATCATCAACGTCTACTTCTTCATTCCAGTGCATAAAAATATCTAATTGGTTTTTATGCATATCAAAATTAATTTGTTTGTCGTCACTATCTATTATATTATCCAATAGGTCTAAATATTGCATACTCATAACATATTCGGCTAAACTACCCATAAATCCTAAAGCGTAAATATCATTTAAATGCATTTGGTATCTAACATCAAACATATCACTTGTAGAAACTGAATCGCGAATAGGTATAACTCTTACAACATTTTGTACTAAATTATTGATAGGGATAAATCTATTTTCTATATCACCTTTTGTAATACCATTAGAAGAAGCTATTGTTCCTGTTGCAGAAGAAGAACCACCTGTGACTGTTTCTCCTCCTTGAAATGGAACTGCATCGTCAACTAATACATTATATCTTACTTTAGAATTACTTGGAATAGATTTAATAACTGCTTTAGCACCAGATGTTCCACCTGTAATTGTTTCTCCAACTTGGAATGTTCCTGTTGCATTGGATGCAAATCTAAGTTCAGAGTTAGTTACTTTATGTTTTAAGAACATTCTTTCAATACCATCCATATGGTAGTTTTGATAGAATTGTAGAGCTTCGTCTATCCTATCATCAACTTGATCGTCGTCAACATTTATTTCGATCACAGGCGCACCTAACTGCCTTAAACAATAATCTATTAATGTTGATTTACTATTTGGTGCTGCCATATTTAATATCCTTTATTCTATTTATATATCTTTATTCTTTTAAATATTCTGATTCAGGTGGTTCGTCTTCCGTTGCTATGCCTATATCAAGTTCTGACATATCAACATGATTTTCTACATAAGTTTGTAGCTCTGTTTCATTCATATTATACACATCTTCTTGTTCAGGAATTCCAACAAAAATAACTACCTCTCTAAAAAATTCAACATCTTTTGAGTTTGTATCTATCCTGAGAGCTTTGACCTGTATAGTTTTGTTTCCTGATTGTATTTTATCTATACTTTTCCAACTTGCTGCCATAATTTTCTCCTATATACAGGTTCCATAATATATCGTACCTGAAGTATTTGCTGCGTTTTGTCCACTTGCAGGCGTACAAACAACTTTTAAAGTTCTTGTATTATAAGCCCCACCACTTGTAAATGATATTGTATGATAACTACTACCATTACCGCCTGAAGCTGAATGTTGAGTATTAATACTTAAACCTGAATAGTGATTCATTAAAGTTATGTAAAAGTGTTGTGATATAGCTCCATTACCACTATAACCAAAATGTAATCCTGCAAAATTAAATTTTTGATAAGGTTGATAATAACTTGAAGTCCAGGTTTGGGCAGAACTTGAGCTAGAAAAGGTAATATTTTCATTTCCTGAATAAGTTCTTTGGTTATCACTATATTGTTGAGCATTACCCCCATTTAATCTTATCCAACCATTACCATCGATGGCCATGTGTTCTGTAGTACCATAATAAAACTTTAGGTGGCTGCTGCCAATACCTATACCTCCTGTTGCTCCACTAGCCTCAACATTTATAAGAGGTACGTTATCTGCTCCACCTACTTCTAGTTTTGAGTTAGATATAGCAGGGGTTCTGTTTATGCCGACACGACCTGATGAATCAATACGCATATCTTCACCACCAGCGTTTGTTCCTATTTTGAAAGCATCTTCTGAATTATCATAAAGAATAAAACCTACATAGTTAGAATCAGAATCACCAAATGCCAAAGTACAATTTGAACTTGTACCAGAAGCAAAAGTAATACCCGGTCCGTTAGAACCAGTATCTTCTAAAAATAAATGATGTGCTGCAGCATTAAGTGAACTTAAACCACTATCGCCTTGTTTAATGTGTAAGGTTGCTAGAGGTGCACTCTCTCCTATACCAATTTTTCCATCTATGATGTTTATATTTCCTTGATGAGCACCAGAACTATTATAACTTTGTATTTGTAAAAAATCTCCGCCAGTATCATCTGGTCCATTAATTTGGAATCTTCTTTTAGCGGAGTCTCCGACATGGCTACCGTTATCTGGGTTTCTGTTAAATCCAATAGTACCGCCATCACCTGATGGTTTTAACATCATTCCGCCCATTGTAATATTACCAGTGACTGTACCCCCGGCTAGTGGTAACTTAGTTGCTATAGAGTTAGTAACTGTAGTACTAAAGCTAGCGTCGTCGCCTAAAGCTGCTGCTAATTCGTTTAATGTATTAAGTGTACCAGGAGCTGAATCAACCAATGCTGCGATTTCTTGTTGTACGAATGCCGTATTTGCTGCGGTCGTATCACTATCGCCAGTTGATGCATTTGATACCGTAACTGTTTTACCAGTAAGATCCATAGTGCCGTGTAAATCAGCGTGCGTAACTGATGCATCAACAAAAGATGATACCTCACCAGCTGCTGATACTAAATCTGATAATCTTCTTGCTTTTGAAAATGCCATATATTAATCCCTCGTATGATAACATCCACTAAAACTAAATATTCTTGAACCACTATTTGTTACATTACTAAAATTTAAATGGTCATGACCAGTTCCATTTGATGGTGAACTTACAATATAAATTACATTTGTATTTATCTCTGGTATTAGATGTAGCGAATGTCCTGATGTATAACTTACACCTGAATTTAATCCAATAGCCATTCCTGCTCTTGCATCTGATATTACATTAAATGGTATAGCAATTCTTAAATTGCTTCCCCCACTTCCTCCACCAGACCAAGTTATTTGTCCTGTAAGATAAACAACATCTCCTATTCTAGTATATTGTCCTGTTCCACTTTGGCCTGAAGGAGCTGAACCACCAGCACATGCAAAGATTGGTGCAAAGTTTCCTTCTTCATAAGTATGCAAAATATAATTAGATGCTGTATTGCTACCAAATGATATTCCTGTTGCAGCTTGCAAGTTTTTATTATTATGAATAGTCAAGGCAGTTGATGGATTTCCATTATCAGAAACTTGGAAATACATATTACATTTACGTGAACCACCATCTCCAGAGCCTTGCTCCATGTATATTTGTGCTACACTTTGTTCTGTAGAAGAACCATCTGTTAGGAATCTAAAATATCCTGCTCCTCTACTACTTCCTGAAGTAGAGTAAATGTCATTATATACCTCAATACCAGTATCTGTTAATTTAGAACTTCCAGTTGGATTAATACGGAATCTTTCTGAACCATTTTCTTCAAATATAAATCCACCATTACCAGCAGCATTTAATTTCATATAATCATCATCACCACGAATGTGTACTGTATTATTTGAATCACTAATACCGGCAATACCACTATCACTTAATTTTATTCTTCTATCAATACTTCCTGTTAGATATAAATTTCCACTTTTAACGTCAACATCGCCGTCACTTTGAATTGTCATGGCGGTCAGTTCCGAACCGCCGTTGTTCGTTAAAAATAATAAATTTTTATCTTGAGCCTCTGCTTTAAGGTGTAAATGGCTACTACTTCTAAAGATTGATCCGTAAAGCGTACCAGCATCCTTCAGTAAAATTCCGTTACCAGTACCCTGCAGGTCCGTATCAATTATTA